AATAGGCACGACAGGAACAACACCCAGAGGGTTTGCCAGAGGCCAAGGCTCCTGGTCATCCATGTCAGCCTTCCATTCCCCATTCGAGGCGTCAGGCTTCTCGTACTTGTAAATCCAGTCAGGTGTGAACAGGGTGCAGTGGAAACCCTCATCGTCACGCCAACGCTTCAACGCGGCAAGACGGCATGAACGGTCACCGGGCTTGAATGCCACAATGACGTCACGAGGTGACTCGATAGAAATGCGAGGCTGACCTTCATCGTCACCCCACACAATCGCGTAGGCGTCACCCGTAATGAGAGCCTCAGAGTGGGCGAGCTGTGACGTCGCGTCAAGCCCGTTGCGCTGCCAAATAGCCCACGCATCCTTGTCCGACTTAGGGTCGTCACCGTGACGGAAACCCTCAACGTTCAAACGCTGCTCAACCGAGTTCACAACAAGAGGAATGAAGTTGTCAGCAAACGCCGAAAACATGCCACCAAAAGCCTGACGGAACTTCTCGCTCGAAAACGCTAAACGATGCTTTCCGTCGTAATAGTCACGCAAACGCTGAAGGGTCACCTGGCGGCTAGACAGTTCAGTCTCAAGCTTTTTCACAAGCTGCAATGGCGACATTGGTGCATCATCTGCTTCCAGCATCGAATCTCCTTAGAATCCGGCAATGCGTGTCTTGCGTTTCCGGGTCACCCCCGAAGCCACAACATCACCGCGTGCCTCATAAGCCAGCACCGCACACATGGCGGCGTCAATTTTTCTGGGCGACTTAGGTCTGTCCTTACGGATAACCACACCCGAACGTGTTTCTTTACGTTTCGCATTACCAATATGACGAGCAAGAATCTCGTCACCGTCATGCGTCAACTGCCCCGTCACGGTAGCAGTGTGAAATCTTTCATTGGCGGCACACATTGCACGCTCACGGTTCGTCCACCATTCGATGACAACCTTCTCACCGAACTCAGACGCCCACCGTCCCACAATGTCCTGCCAGTAGGCAGGGTCGCAATACATGCGCTGCACATCGTAAGTGTCAAACATGGCGTTCACCGCCGCGTCAACCTCGCCGACAGGAACCTCCCACTCGGCAGCAGCCTCAACCTCGTCAGGACATTCCCAAATACCAATCAGGAACAACTTGCCATCAGAGACACGGCAACCCACAAGAGCAGTAGCGTCATCACGCAACGACCCGTCAAACCCGACCGTAATCGTGTCGCCGGGCTCAATCGGATGCTCAACATCCAACCGCTCCGACCACACCTTTGGGTCAATCCACGAATCCGAACCCGCAACAATACGGTTCCCGAAAAAGCGTTCAGCTTGAGCCTGATCGCGCTCAATCAAATCAGCAGCTTCAGCCTCAATCGCATCCAAATCAACATGGCCACCGTTTTGCTTCAACACTTCCGCATAAACAAACTGGTGAATCTTGCGACGCTCCACTTTGTTCTTATACGACAAGTTCGAGGGGGGCTGCTTGAACTGACGGTAAATATCCTTCGACGGTGACTCATACTGAATCTGCGCCACCGAGTTCTCGGCAGGGTCATAAGCATTCGTCGTCAAAGACGCACGCCCGCCCGTACCGGCAAGACCACGGAATTGAGTATCCGCAACACGCAACATGCCATTCGCTTTAGTCCACAGACCAACCTCATCCTGAGGCACAAACGTCACACGCTGACCAAGACGCGACATCGCACTCGACGTAACCGTATCAATACGTCCACCACCAGGCAGACGAATAAACTCCTCACCCGTCTTCGGAATCACATCCGCAAGCGGGCCATACTCAATCATCGGACGCAACACGTCATAAATGTTTTGCGTCTGCTCCTCAGAAATCGCAGTGATCTGAATTAGCGGCGTAGGCCAAGGCATCCCCATCGGTTCACCCGGCTCATACTCATACGTCCAACCGCAATGGCAGCCAATAGACGCACAAGAATAAACCTCGCCGCCACGAGCCCACCCCGCAAACAATGCAGGGCCGACACCCTCAAGCAAAATGTGTGCAGCAGACAGCGGGCCCTTGCCCATCTTCTGCGGGCCAACCATCAAACCACGACGGTAAACAAACGCTGCACCAAGAACAGGCGACTCAGCATCAAACTCTGCATCGCCACGCACAAGATAAAAATTGCTCAAATACTCAAGCTGGTAGTCATACAACCGAAACGGCACACCACGCTGAAAACCATCAGGCACAACACAATGAGCCTCAACCCAATCAAGAGCTACAAGCAGCGGAGCAGACTCACGAGCCATTACTCAAAGCCTTCAGACGGTCACGAGCCGAAGACCCGGCAACCGCCACAGTCTCACGACGCTCCCCAACCTCATCCGAAGTCAAACGAACACGCGCAGACAACATCGCCGGAATAGTCAACAACAACTCACCAAGCTGCTGCCGAACCAACGTCCGCAACGCAGCAGGAGCATCAGACTTCTCAGCCTCAACAAAAGTCCGCACATGCAAAGCCACTTCTAAATGCTGACCGTTACGCTCCCACAAAACAGCCTGAGGCTTAGACCAATACTCAGACCAAACCTCAACCTCACGCGCAAAAGCATCAGGCAACGGAAAAACAGGAACAGGGCCAACACGACCCTCAGCAGGCAAAGTCAACCAGCCCGCATCATCCTTCCGTTCACGCCTCAAAGCATTCGGATCAGGAGCAGGGCCAGACCGTGCACGAGCACCACCACTAGCCATATCAGTTACCTCCTCACACCATCACGGTGCATTCGAGCAGTGCGCCATCACGGCACTTGAAAGATTTGAACCCGACAAACCAAACAGAGCCAGCGCCGGTACGACATGGAAGGGGTTACGTTACCGGAGTACCCCTGGGTGGGGGTTGGCTGTTGTTGGGATTTTGTCGTTCTTATACGAGTTGCATATGCGGTGAGCAGCTTGCAGGTTGTCGTATGTATGTGTCCCCCCTTTTGCGAGGGGAAATATGTGGTCGATGGATGGTGCCCAGTCGCTATTGTGTGGGGCTCCCATATCGAGTGGGTATTTGCATAGTTGGCAGGTGTAGTTGTTCTTCTCGAACACTTGCCGTTTGTAGATGGGTTCGCGTTGTGTAGCTTTTACAACTACCTTGCGTCGGTGTTTACCGTTGCGGCTATTGTTCCGCCGGGAACATAGTGCCGAGCAGTAGCGAGGTAATGGTGATTGTCCGGGGCGAATCATCACAAAGTGTTGGCCGCATTCTCCGCAATTACCTGACACAAATGGATGCTGAGGCTGAGGTTTTTCAATCTTGGTTTTTTGTGGTGCGACATATAGTTGCACTTCTTGATTGAGGCTGTAACCTTTGGCTTTGTATCCCGCGATGCGTTTGCAGTTGAACCCGCAATATATAGAGTCAACGCGTACCCCGTACTGTTTGCATTCGGGGCATTGTTTGCTTTTGACGCGACCGCCAAAACTTTTGTTTCGTTTGGCGTCGTAGTTTTTGATGCGACCAGCATGCTTGATGCGATCCATACGTTTTCTGCAATACCGAGTGCAGTAAATCTGTGTGGATGTTCCGTTGAATGTTTGTTCGCAGGTTGGGCATGTTTTCACGGGCGGGAAGGTATAACGCCGGACGGACAATGCCCCGTTTAGCGTGTCGCGTTAGGCGGCACCCATGTGTTGCCTTGCCTTTCGGCTATGTTCTTGCGTTGGTTGCAGCGTGTGCATGAGGCGACGAGGTTGCTGGCTGCGTGGCTGCCGCCTTGGCTGAGTGGTCGAACGTGGTCGACTTCTTGTGCTGTGTTGCCGCAGTATTGGCAGGTGTTGTTGTCGCGGCGCAAAATGTATTGACGTGTGCGTTGCCAGCCGGGTGGGTTTTTGGTGTTGCGTGTGGAGTTTTGCCAGGCTGGTTGTTTGTGTTGTTCGCAGTAGTTTGTGCCGGTGACTATTTCTGGGCAGCCGGTGTTTGCGCAGATGCGTGCTGCTCGTGCCATTTGTTAGGCGATGAAGGAGCCGTCGTTTTGTGAGTAGCCTGCGTCGTGGTTGATGACGGTGACGGGTTCGTTGGTGCCGGGGGTTGCGCTGGGTGCGTCTGCTACTGGGGCGTCTACTGGGGCGTCTACTGGTGCGTCTACTGGGGCTGCGTTCTTGTCGGCCATGGTGTCTCCTAGCGGTTGTCGAGTTCGGGGTCGCAGCAGTATGCGGCGGCGAATGGTGAGGGGTATTCGGCTCCACAGTTGGGGCAGGGCCATTGTCCTCGGTTGGTGGGGGTTGGTTGGTCGATGCTGGCCATTGTGGTGTCCTTGATGTGTGGGGGCGCAGGTGAGGCGACAGCCTGCGCTCTGTCGTACCGGTTCTAGAATCGGTACCCCGCATGAGTCCTCTCAATGCGGCAGCCTTATATGCCTAGCGAATCCCGTGGGATGGCTAGGGGTAGTTGCATTGGGTTTCCCCGTTGCGCCCGACCTTCCCGCAAGAAGGTGGGAGTTTAGAGTTCTTCTGCGTGGTAGCAGTCGAGTGCCCAGCCGAGTAGTCCGGTGACTGTGTAGGGGGTTGAGCGTGGTGAGCGTTCCATGCGGATCATGCCTGCGTGTTCGCTTCGTCCGTGGATGTCTTCAACGCCTGCTGCTAAGACCCAGTCGCGGGCGTAGTAGTCGGGGCCTTCGATGACGCGGATGTGGTTTTGGATGGCTTCGATGAGTGCGAGGTAGGACTCGGTGTGTTCGAGGCTTGGCATTAGACGATTCGCATGTCTGAGAACTCGCCGCCGGATGTGGTCATGACGAGTGCTCCTCGTTTGGACAGGTCGCCTGTTTTGTGTCGCCACCAAGTGGATTCGGATTCGAATGTGGGGACGCAGACGACCATGCGGTCGCGTTTGGATTGGATGGAGAACTCGTGTTCGTGGCCGTGGAATAGGAATGAGGATGCGCCGGGGGCTTGCCAGTTGAATGATTGGGATGCCCACCAGTTCATGGCTTTGCCTCGTGACCATTGGTGTCCGTGTGCCATGGTGAGGATTGAGTCGCCTGATTCGCGGGTGATGTAGGACTCGTCGCGGTTGGGTACGAATACTTTGACGTGTCCGTATGCGCTTGGATTGAGTTCTAGTGCGTCGGCGAGGGCGATGGCGGATTCTGTTGCGTGTCCGTCGTCTGCTCGGGTTGATTGGAATCGTTGGACGTCGTCGTGGTTTCCGTTGACGACGTCTAGTTCGAGGTGGTCGACCAGTGGCGCAAATGCGTCGATTGTGTAGAGCATGAGTCTGCGGAATAGGCGATATTGTTCGGTTACTGTCAGTTCAGTGCGCCACATGTTGCGGCCGTTCTGGGACTGGTTACCTTCGCCACAGTCGCCTAGGAATGCCAAGTGGGCTGTTCCTAACGATCTGCTTCGACGGAGTTGTTTGAAGTCAGTGACGGCAGTATCGACTGATTGAATCAGTCGGTCAACAATGCCTTGGGTTGAATCCCCGTCGATTTTTCCGAGCTGCAAGTCGCCCGCTAGGAAGCGGAAGACGTTTGCGCCACTGGAAGTTTGTGTTGTTGGTTTGCGCTTGTTGATGAGTGTGATGAGCTCGTCTAGGTTTGCGCTGGATGTGATGGGTTCGACTATGAACTTGTAGAACCATGATCCGGTGGTGAGTGCGTCGTCGCCTTGTGCTTGGCGTGCCCAGGCGTGGGTGTTGTGACGCATTTCTACGAGGCGGACGCGGTAGCCGGGGGCTATTGCTCCGCCGTTGTCGATGACGAATTGTGTCCAGTCGTCTTCGGTTTCAAGTTTGGTGCCGACGGTTGCTGTGATGGTGCGGGTGTCGGTGTCGTGTGGTGCGTGTTCTTGGGTGAAGCCCCAGTCGCGCTGCCGTGATGGTTTGGGTTCAGCTGTGACGGGTTGTTTGATGCGTTCAGCGAGGGACATTGGTTTTTCTCCAATCCCACACGTTTTTTTGTGTGAGTTTGAAGCCGTATTCCTCGTGGAAGATGGTGACGACTTCGTTGGCTGGGTAGCTGGTGTTGTCGCCGAGGATTTCGAACGCTGCTTCTTGTTCGTCTTCGGGGAGATTTTTGATGAATGCGCCGAAGATGTCTAGTTTGGTGAGTTTGATTTGGCGTTCGTGGAGTCTGTCGCGGAGGCTCATGCGCGTTTCGCCCTGTTTTTGGGCGCAGAAAAACCGCGCACACTCATTGTAGCACAAGATGTAGACATTTTGTTCACTTTTTGTCCAATATGTTGTGGATTAGTTGTTCTGCGTAGAGCTGTTTGGCTAATGCTGCTTGGATCAACTGTTCGCGACTCATGCTGTGGGCTCCGTTACTGTTCCGTTGGGGTCGGTTGGTAGGTCTTCTCTGATGTCGATGACGGTTTGGGCTTGGTCGATGGCGTAGGCGAGTTCTCGGAGTTTGCGGTCGCCTCGCCAGACGGTTCCGCAGGCGCGGCATTTGGCGTGTGATTTGGAGAGTGCGTTGACGCGTTCGGATGAGGGTGGGCGGTGTTCGATGATGATGGCGGGGATGGAGTCTCCGTCGCCGTTTTTGGCCCAGCGTTGTCCGCAGCCTTCTTTGGGGCAGGGTGCGATGACTTCGAGGGTGGTGGGTGGAAATAGTTTGTCTTCGATGCGTCGCACCCATCCTGTCCAGGTAGTAAGTTCGTCGAGGAGGGCGTCTTCTGCAAGTTTTCCGGCCCGGTAGTTGTTAGCTATGGCTAAATAAACTTGGCGAAGGTTTTGTTCGGGCATCATGTATGGCGCGGCAGCTGTGTGCTGTTTGTAGGCGTCAAGGATTTCGTTTTCGATGCCGTCGTATAGTTCCATGGCGTCGGAGTCGATGACGTTGCGCTGGTTGGGTAGTGCTGAGCCGCTGCCGCCTTGTGCCCCAATGTTTGAGGTGATGCTGTCTCGGAGGAGACGGATGAGGGCTGGCTGGGTGACTTTGGTTGCACGGTGTTCACCTTCGATGTCTTGCCAGATGGCTGTCATTTGAAGGATGGTGAGGCGGTCTACTGCTTTGAGCAGTTCGTCTAATGCGTTGAAGTCACCCATGACCAGTCCTAGAAGGGGGCGTCTTCGAGCGGGAACGGTGCCGGTTCTGATGATCCGACGTTGCGGGGAGCTGCGATGGCTGCTGGCATTACCTGCTTGACTTCGTCTGCTTTGACGGTGAGGTCGTAATACTTTTGGCCGTTGTATTCGCGGGTCTCAGTGATTTCGGTTCCGCTGATTTCGACGCGGTCGCCTGGCTTGAATTGGGTGAAGTCGATGCTGACACCGTAAGCGGTTTTTACCTGTCGGTAGGTGCGTCCGACGGTTTCCCATTTGCCGTCGATTTCGCGGCGGTGGGGTTCGGTGACTTTCATTGCCCAGTCTGGGTGGGTTTTGGTTGGGTCGTCTTTGCGCCATGCTTCGACGAAGCCGGTGAATGAGATTTTTGCCATTAGCTGACCTTCTTGTTGAGCACTTGTTGTGCGATTTTGATTTGGGCCGGGGTAAAGTTCGGCTCTTTCG